AGAACAAACTGAAGACGAGATGAAGGCTAATCTCGATGCACAAATCGAAGCACAAAAAAACCCGGAAACTGTATCTAAAACTAAAGAGTGGTAGTAATATCACTCTTTAGAAAATATATAAGGAATATTAATTAATGCTCGGAATAACCGCAATAGCACAATCTCCTATTGCAGCGTTAGGTGGAACTAATGCTTCAGTACAAGTAACAGGAATACAATTGACCGCAAGTTTAGGTCAACAAATATTACCTAATATAGAAGTTGCTTTAGGAGGTCAACAGTTAGGTTTATCATTAGGGACTTTTTCAGTAAGTGCTGATGGTAATGTAAGTGTTGTTGTGACCGAGCATGACATGACTACATCTGTTGGTGCTCTGCAATTAGTCAAAGGAGATGCAAATGTAAATGTAACAGGTAGCCAATTAACTGCAGGTCTTGGACAATCTTCAGTTCAGATAGATGTTGAGGTTACAGCAACTGGACAACAATTAGTTACATCAATAAATAGTGCTACTGTAACAGCTAATGCAAATGTGTTTCCAACAGGAATAGAATTAACAGGAAGCACTGGTAATCCTTTTATTATTGCGTGGGCTAATGTTGATCCGAATGTAACAAATACTTGGATTGAAGTAAATAAAGGCGTTTCTAACACTTGGACTAACGTAAATAATGGGGTTTCTAACACTTGGACTGAAGTTGATAAGGCAGCTTAAAAAGAGTATAATACATAATTATGGCATCAACATTTTCATCAGATCTTAAATTAGAACTCATGGCTACCGGTGAGAATGCCGGAACGTGGGGAACTAAAACAAATACAAATTTAGAACTTGTTCAACAAGCAATCGCTGGTTTTGAATCAATTTCACTTTCAAGTGGATCTACAACAGCTTTAGTTATGAGTAATGCATCTATTTCAACTGCAAGAAATATGGTAATAAAATTTGCAACTATTACTCTTTCTGGTGCAACGACAGTTACTATACCAGATTCAATAGAAAAATTTTATATCTTTGATTGCACTGCTATAACTAATCCAACAAATCTGACTATTAAGACTGCATCTGGTACAGGGTTTACATTAGATGCTTCAAAAATTTATGCAGCTTATGCTGACGGCACAAATTTAAATGAAGTTTCTTTAGATACTTTAGGGGGAACTATTGGCACAGCTCAAATTGCTGACGATGCTGTAACCAGTGCAAAAATTGCTGACGATGCCGTGGTCAGCTCGGCAATTGCTGATAATGCAGTTTTAACAGTAAACATTTCAAATGCTAATGTGACCACAGCCAAAATAGCAAATGATGCTGTTACTGCTGATAAATTACAAAGAAAATTTACAATAAGCACGTCTTCTCCTTCTGGTGGAAGTGACGGAGATATTTGGTTTAAATATTCATAGGAGTTTACATGGCCAATACCTTTGGTAAAGTTTCAGGAACATTTAGAGAAATTCAAAATGCTTTTGCAAAAGTATCTGGCACTTGGCAAGAAGCAGATGAAATATATGCAAAAGTATCAGGTGTTTGGAAATTAGTATTTGCAGCTTTTACACCTGGTTCAATTCAAACACTAAGTTCCGGTTCAGGAACATTTACAGTGCCTGATAACGCTAATTCAATTCACATTCAAGCTGCCGTTGGTGGCGGAGGTGGTGCTGCTGGTGGTGCAAGTTATGATAAAGCTAATGGAGAATCTGCAGGAGCAGGAGGTGGCTCAGGTGCTTACATATCTGACAAAATATTTTCTGTCACTGAAGGTGAAACACTATCTTTTTCTATTGGTAGTGGAGGTGCTGCAGGAAACCAAACAGGTAATTTTAGTCAACCAAGAATAGCTTCAGCAGGTACTAATACTACATTATCGGGATCTTCAGCTGGATCATTATTTACATTAGGTGCTGGTGGTGGATCATCTGGGACAGGTGGTGGAGTACAAGGACCTTTAAGAACTAACACAGCAGGTACAGCGGGATCAGCAACTATTGGAGGCACTGCAGTTACTTCAGGTAATTTCAGAGATAGTGATGGAACAACAAAAGCTGTAACTACAAATACTTCAGGACCTGTAGGTTCATTTAATCAATCAGGTAATGGTGCTGCAGGAGATTTATCAGGTTCTGGAAACTGTGGTGGAGATAATTGTAGAATAAGTGGTTTTGACGGTGGAGATTCATATGCTGGAAATATTGCAGGAGGGTCTGGAGGCTCATCTTCTGGATCAGGCACTGCTGGATCTGCGGGAACAAGGGGATCTGGAGGTGGAGGTGGAGCTGCTCAAGTGACGGGGGGTGGTGCTACAAACGGTGCTTCAGGTGGTAATGGAGAAATAAGATATAGATTCTTACGAGTTAATTAGTATAATGCCCTATGGCAAACTTATCTAAATGGTTTGGTTATCCAATTTATATAAATAAGTTAGAAAACTTTGAAGAAATAAATAAAAAAATTGTACCAATAATACTAAAAGATATTACTCCAACCAATTCTCAATACTCAACGACTACAGATATAAAAGCAAAAGAATTACAAACAATTGATGATAACCTTCATACAGATATAAGATTTAAAAAATTATATAATGAATTATCAAAAGTAATACAAGATTGTTTGTCTGCACAAAAGTATAATTTAAATTTGCTCGAAGCATATATCACAAAGTCTTGGGCAACTTTATCAGTCAAAGATCAATTCATATCTTACCACAGACACATGAGTAGTCATTTTAGTTTTGTTTACTATCCTCAAGCTTATGAGCAGGGTAATCTTTTTTTGCTTGATGATGACGCACATAAGGTTGGATTAAACATACCAAAAAGAGATCCGTATTTTACAGAATGGAACCAAAGTAATTATGGTAAAGCTGAGTATCCTGCAGAGACCGGGAATGTAATTATATTTCCATCTATGATGTTTCATGAAACAGCAAAGAATACAAAAGATAAACCACGTATATCAATATCTGGTGACATAATGGTAACTATGAAAGAGGGTGTTAAATCAGAACATAATATACCGTCTCCTGCGACTTGGAAGAAGCTATAAAATAATGTAAAATAGGTTATGCCTTTAACAAACGTACAAATAAGACCAGGGTTGAATAAATCAGACACACCTTCAGGTGCAGAAGGCCAATGGATTGATGGTGATTTTGTAAGGTTTAGATACGGACAACCAGAAAAAATTGGTGGTTTTCAAGCTATAGGTACTAATACAATATCAGGACCAACACGTGCTCAACATACTTGGACAGATCTTGAAGGAAATAGATATGCAGCATTAGGAACATCAAAAGCATTGTATATTTATTATGAAGATAAATTTTATGATATTACTCCTCTTGCAACTGCAATAACAGGAGCAACTTTTACATCCACACAAAATTCAAATACAGTCACAGTGACAAAAACAAGTCACGGTTTAGATGTTGGAGAATATATTACTTTTACGTCTGTATCGTTACCAGGTGGTGGTGCGACTGGTTTTACAACAGCTAACTTTACAGATTTTACTTTTGAAATTTTAACAGTTCCAAACAACAATACATTTACTATACAAATGAAAACAAATGAAACTGGAACTGGAATGTCTACAGCAGGCAGTGCTACTATTAATCCTTATGAAGAAATAGGTCCAACAATTCAAACATATGGATATGGTTGGGGCACAAGCACATGGGGAACAGTAGCTTGGGGAATAGGAAGTACAGCAACACAAGTAATTTTAGATCCTGGATCATGGTCATTAGATAATTTTGGACAACAATTAATTGCCACAGTAAAAGATGGTAAAACATTTACTTGGAATCCAGGAGCGTCAAATCCTTTAACCGTTAGAGCAACAGTTATGACTGGTGCTCCTACATCAACAAGATTAACTATTACCTCAGATAGAGATAGGCACGTTGTTCATTTTGGAACAGAAACAACAATAGGTGATACAACAACACAAGACCCAATGTTTATTAGGTTTAGTGATCAAGAAAATTTTAGTGTTTACCAACCAACTTCTGTAAACACTGCAGGAACTTTTAGACTTGATACAGGTAACAAAATTGTAGCTGCTGTTTCTGGTAAAGACTATAATTTAATTTTAACAGATACTGCGGCTTACATAATGCAGTTTGTTGGTCCACCATTTACTTTTTCTATAAGACAAGTTGGTTCAAACTGTGGTTGTATTGGTCAACACGCTGTTGTATATGCGGATGGATCAGTTTATTGGATGGGGTCAGGTGGAGGTTTTTTTGTATTTGATGGAACAGTAAAATTATTACCATCATTGGTTGAAGATTTTGTGTTTACAACTACTGGTTCAAATATAGGCATTAACTATTCTTCTAATGAAATTATTTATGCGTCTCATAATTCTTTATTTAACGAAATAATTTGGTTTTACCCAGCAGGAACTCCAGTAGGTAATGCAGCAACTCAAAATAATAGAACTGTTGTTTATAATTATGTTGAAAATACTTGGTCTGTAATGACTCTTGCAAGAAGTTCGTATGCAGATGCCAATACATATTCAGTTCCTTACGCAACTGAATATACTACTACAGCAACTCCTTCTTTAACAACTTTAAGCGGAGCAACAAATACTTTTGGAGCATCTTTATATTTTGCACATGAAGTAGGTTTTAACAGAGTTGATTTAAATGGAAACGAAACACCCATAGCTGCTTTTATACAATCAGGAGATTTTGATATACAACAAGAAGGTGATGGTCAATTTTTAATGAGAATAAGTCGTTTTTTACCTGATTTTAAAAATTTACAAGGTAATGCAGTAGTAACTATTGGACTAAAAAATTTTCCTATAGATACAAGCGCATCTTCACAATTAGGTCCATTTACTATAAACTCAAGCACACAAAAAATTGATACAAGAGCTAGAGGACGTTTAGCAAATTTAAAAGTAGAAAATACAGCTGTTGACGAAACATGGAGATTTGGAACATTTAGAGCTGATGTAAATGCGGATGGAAGAAGATGATATTACCTACAAACGAAGAATTGTATTATAATAATGCACGTGTAAATGAACCTTTGGTTACAAATGTGCAGCAAGGATTAGCTCCATTATATAATGAAATGTTAAATCCACCAACTTACGGAGAGTCTACATCTAATTTACAACCTATGACTTTAGCAGAAAAAAAATTAAATTTTCAAAAAAATTTAGATAATAAAAAACAACAAAAAGGAATTGGTAATTTACTAAGGACAGCTGTAGGGTTTATGATTCCAGGTTCTAATTTAATTATGGGTGGTGGTTTACAAAGTTTAAATCAAAAAATAAGAGGTTCAGATTTTGGACAAGCTACTTCTTTGGCTGACTATTTAGATATGCAAAGATATGGTGGTGCACAAGGTAGAATAGACGCAGCCGCTAGAAACATGGCTCAAGCTAGAGGATTGCAAAAACAAATAGACGCAAGAACCAGCAGTCAAAGAACATCCGATGATAGAGGTATGGGACAAATGCCAGCAAGCACCTCTGCATCAAGATCAGTTGGTATTTCAGCCGCTAATCAAGAAAGTATTGATCCAGCAGGAGCAGCAGGAAGAGGAAGAAAAGGATAATGGCTAAGATAAATGTATACGTACCTGAACCTCCTAAAGAATATAGTGAAGAAGGTTTTAGGCAAATTAACCAAGCAATATCTACAGTGGAGAATCAATTAAATACATCCTATCAAACAGACTTGAAAAACGAACAAGATGCGTTTAATTATTTTATGTCATGACAATTAGATATAAAAGTGAAACATTTAATTTAACTACAACTGACAAGACAACTATCTTGACTTGCCCTAGTGACGCTACCTGTCTGGTAAAAAATGTCCAAGCAAGTCATGGAACAGCAAGTAACGTTGATGTAGATTTATTTTTACAAAAATCTGGGGGATCTGATGTTGAAATAAGCCACAAACAATTGAACAAAAATTTTGCTAATATGGTTAGCGATACAATTGCACTTGAAGCTTCCGATGTTCTTAAAATACAAGCAGGATCAGCAAATCAGATAACTGGTACAATAAGTTATGCACTTATAGATAGATCACAAGAAAATGGCTAAACAAAAATTTACACATTTTGTACCTAGGGCAAAACCTAAAAAACGTCCTAGAGTACATAAAAAAAACCTTTCAAAAAATGAAAAAAGAGATTATAAACCTTACAACAGACAAGGCAGACCACAATGACAGATAAAGTTATAAAAATACCTGCAGAAGCTAAAGAAATTATTAAACATAAAAGAACGTTAAAAGTATATGCTGACAAAGCTGAGTTCGATGCTGATGTTGCTAATCCCAATACCGATACTACTGAAGATGATTTTAGACAAGACCTTGAAATAAAGGTTACAAAAGTTTCAATGGGTGTAGAAACGAAGGATTAATGAAACCCAGAGGTGCAACTGAGATACAACACGAGTTGTTAGAAAAATACGTTTCGAAAGATATATTAGATAAATTTCAAATTTGTACATCTATTCCAGGAAAGGTGCCATTAGACCCCAAAAAAATTAATATACTCTGGCAAAAAAATTCTTGGGATCAACCAAATTTACAAAGTTTTTTTAGAAATAAAAATAGGCATCATGAATACGATTGGTATGTTTTTAACTCACACTGGAACTTTGAAAAATTTAGATATTTTTTTCAACTACCAGAAGATAAATGTATGGTTATAAAAAATGGTGTAAATCATTTTCCAAAAAGAAAAGTGTATAAAAAAGGAGAACCAATACGTATTATACATCATTGTACACCTTGGAGAGGGTTGAATGTTTTGTTATTAGCCATGCAATATGTACAAAATAAAAATGTAACTTTAGATGTGTATAGTTCAAATAAAGTATACGGCAGCGATTTTGCGAAGAAAGCAGATAGAGATACAGGACCTCTTTTTGTTCAAGCTGAAAAATTACCAAATGTAAATTATATAGGATACAAACCCAACGAATATATACTAAAACACATGACTGATTATGATTTATTCGTATACCCATCAATTTTTGAAGAAACATTCTGTGTATCTGCGTTAGAAGCAATGGCATCTGGCCTTCATGTAATAACAACAAACTTCGGAGCTCTTCCAGAAACATGTGCGGAATGGCCTGTATATGTAAACTATACAAAAAATTTAGAACTGTTAGCTGTAAGTATAGCGGGTGCTATTGATGTATGTGCTGGCTATTTACATACGGATACAATACAAAATCATTTGGATGAACAACAAAAATATTATAAAAATTTCTATAGCTGGGATAAAAAAGGTATGGAATGGGAAAATTTTTTAAAAGGAGCTATACGTGTCAAACAATAAATATATAAATGAAGATACATATCAAACCCTACAAGAAGTAAACATTGAAGTACAATCAGATTACGAAAAAGCTATTGAGCCATTATGGAAAGAAAAAAATGAAGAGTACAAAAATTTTCAAGTATTTGTAGCTACACCTGTACATAGTGAAGTTTCAATTCATTACACACAAGCCTTAATTGAATTTCAACAAGAATGTTTTAAAAATAAATTAAAAGTATCTTTTCATTTAATTAAATCATCACTAGTTACACAAGGTAGAAATTTATGTGTTGCTGGGTTTTTAGATTCAAAAGCTACACATCTATTGTTTATAGATTCTGACATATTTTTTCAGGGTAAATCTATATTTAGTATGTTGAAAGCAGATAAACCTATTATATCTGTTCCATACCCATTGAAAACATTGTTATGGGATAAAGCTTTTGAAAAAATGAAACAAGGTCTAATCAAATCACCAGATGATATAAGACGTGCGCTCCACACCTATCCGATGAAATTACCTGACCCAGTAAATATAAAAGTAAAAAAAGGAGTGATAGAAGTAACCGATTCACCTACTGGATGTATGTTAATCAAAAGAGAAGTAATAGAGAAAATGATTGAAAAATATCCTGACAAAAAAATAGTACAAAAAACTGTAATTAACGGAAAATATGTTGAGAGACCTAATTTATGGAACTTTTTTGACACGTTACACGATCCAAAAGAAAAGACTTATAATGGTGAAGATTTTGCTTTTTGTAAGCTCTGGAGAGACTTAGGGGGTAAGTGCTATGCCTATATTAATGACTCAATAGTTCATGTGGGTGAGCATCAATATCAGGGCAAGTTTCACGATGAGTTGATATCAACCAAGTAAAATGGTAATATTGTAAACTTAAGATCTTAAATAGGAGAATTTATACATAATGCTTAATTTATTACCCTACGCATTAGCAGCATACGGAGGATACAAAGGTTACAAGGATTCTAAAGACCAAGGAATAAGTGGTATCAATAGATTATTAAACACAGCAACAGGAGCTACTATAGGTTACTATGGTGGTAAAATGGTGCCTGGTGTAAGTGCTGCAGGTTTTGGCAATCCAACATCAGCTAATTTCATACCTTCCTTTACACAATTACCAGGTGTGAGTAGTCTCCCTTTTGTTGGATCAAGTATTCAAGGAACAGCAAACCCAAAAAATTTAGGTGTGGATAAATTTGGTAATTTAATTCCTAACCGAAATTATGTGGCAAATACAGAAACGACAAAAGGCGGAACTCTATTAGATATTTTAAAAGACAAGGAAACAGGGAAATATGATCCAATTAAAGTTGGTGGCTCTCTTGCAGCATTAACATATTTTGGTGGTGCGTTTGATCAAGGGCCAACTGATATTTATACACCTGGATACAACATGAGTTATTTAAATTTAAAAGAACAAAGACCTGGATACACTTACATTGACCCAACCACTGGTCAAGAAAAAAAATATGAAAAAGTTTATGCACCTGAAGAACAAGGATTAGGGGATCCAAGAGTAGGTCCTTACTCTTTAAGTCAAACAAGATTAAAAACAGGGGGACTTGCTGAAATAAAAAAATTTAATCAAGGTGGGATAAATTATTTACCATCAAAAACAACCCATGATGAAAACGACTCTAATAATTATGTTAGAGCCACAGGGTACGTTGAGGACGGAGCAGGAGTCGGTGATAAAGACGAGGATACAATGTTAGCTCAATTAGCAGACGGTGAGTTTGTAACAAGAGCAGATGGAGTATTAGGTGCTGGAATCATAGCAGGTGCTAATCCAAGTAGCATAAAAGATATGAGAGAAAAAGGTGCCAAATATTTCTATGAACAACAAGCAAGATACAAAAGAGTGTTTGACTTATTGAAGGAGAAAAATGGCAAAAGTAAACAAAAAACAAATTAAACCACTTGTAAGTATTATTCCAATTGAGCCAAAAGATGTAGAAAAATTTTGGCCTTTAGCAGAATTCATGGTCTCTGAAGCTTTGGCTTTTTCAGGAAAATATGCTGACTCATCTTGGATATACAATGAACTTAAAAAAGATATGATGCAGTGTTGGATTATGTTTGGCTCTGATGAAAGTGAAGAGAACAAAGTGTTTGGTATTTGTATTGGAAGAATAGCTGTTCTACCTAATTATAATCAATACGAAATAACAATATGTACAGGTAAAAGAAGAGATCTTTGGGAAGATTCTTTGATTGAATGTATTACTGATTTTGCAAAAATAAGTCAGTGTAAAAGATTAAGTATAATGGCAAGACCTGGTTGGGAAAAAGTTTCCAAAAAATGGGGTTGGAAAAAGAAACACGTGCAACTAGAAAGATGGATATAATATGAGTTTTTTTGGCGGAGGAAGATCACAAGCAGCACCACCTACTTCACAAACATCGTTTGTGAGAGAGGCACCTGGTATAGAAGAAAGAAAAATAGAGTTGATGGACATTGCGCGTCAAGTAGCGCAAGAACCAATTAATCTTCCTGATATACAAGTTGCTCCTTTATCTGGATTAGAACAACAAGGAATTACTGCAGCAGGTACAACAGGAGTTGGAGCAGGAACTGTAAACCAAGGTATAGCACAAATTCAAGGCGCAGCAGCTCCAATCGGTGCATCACAAATAGCACAATATTTAAATCCATATCAATCATATGTAACTGATGAAATTGCAAGACAATCACAAATGATGCAAAATCAATTAGGTGCACAAGCTGTTGGTTCTGGTGCATTTGGTGGTGGAAGAGAAGGAGTGCAACAAGCAGAATTACAGGGAAGAACTCTTGAAGCAATGGGTAGAGCTCAACAGGCTGGTTTTAATACTGCTCTTGGTGCAGCACAAAGACAACAACAAGTTGGTTTGTCTGCTGGTCAACAACTTGGTCAAATGGGATTAGGTCAACAACAAATGGCACAAGCAGATATCAATCAATTATTTTCTGCAGGTGGGGTTCAAAGACAATTAGCTCAACAAGCATTAGATGCACAAAGACAATCTACATTACAACAACAGTACGAGCCTTATCAAAGAGCAGAATTTCTTGCAAACTTGTATGCTGCTGGTCCAAAGACACAATCAGGTATTACTATGGGAACTGCACCATCAACAAGTCCATTAGCACAATCTGTTGGAACAGGTATTGCAGCTTTCTCAGCTTTCTCACCTAATAAAGCGGGGGCATAATGTCTTTAAACAAAGTTTTAAATAGACCTATGTTTAGAAGGGAGGCACTTCGTAAAGGAGTTTTAAAACCAATAAGAGCTAAAGTTGGTATTTATGCTGGGCCAGGTATGCAACAGGGACCTAATTTAGGTGGTCCCTATGAGCCTGTGTATATTCCTGAAAAAGTAGATGGCGTAAGAAATTATTCTAAATTTCCTTCACGTTCTTTAAAATTTAATCCTGTATCAGGAGAATATATAACTGACGCTGGTAAATATAGAATGGGTAAAGCTATAAAAGGTTTGGGTGGTTTGGCTGCATTGTACAAAGGTGCTGAAATGGCTGGTATACCAGATCCAATTTTACAAACTGCAGGTTTTGCAGAACTAGCATCCGTTCCTTTAGGTATGGCTAAAAACCCAACTACAAGATTTCTTGCTAAAGCGCTCGGTAGTGGTGTTAGATTAAGTGCGAATAATCCTCTTGGAGCTGTTGGAATCGGAACAGCTTTAGCTACAACAGGAGGTGCTAAAGCATATTATGATGAATCAAAAATGGTTAAAGATTACGCAAGAGCAAATAATATTGATGTAAAAAAAGCCATGGATATATTTAATAGAGATCTTTCTTTTGGAGCAGGCAGACCTATGACTTCTAGTGATCTTGGAAAAATGGTTATTGGTGTAAGCTCAGCAGGAAATCTTGTTAAAGGTGGTTTAGATAAAACTCCTGAAGGTCCTCCAGGTTCTCCGTCTTACGAACAAAGAGTAGCTGCAGATATGAGAAACTACATGAAACAATCAAAAACGTATGGAAGATATTTTCAAGATGTAGATGAATTGGTTAAAAAAATAAAAGAAAAAGATAGAGCTATTATGATGACAGAAGAAACAGCATCTATGAGTCCTGATGATGCTATGCAAGCAGATTCAGTTCTTGGTCAAAGGACGTTAGATAAAAATATAGCTGTTGCAGAATTAAGAAATGCATTAATGGCACAAAAAAATCTTGATGTAAATAAAGCAACTAATTTAGCATTAGCTATCACTGAAGGTGGTATTGAATCAAACAATGTAGATGCAATCGTTAAAAGTGATGAACTGTACGCTCAAGTTCCAAATAAAGTTAACGATCCAAAACACCCTCAATATATAAAAGAAGAAAAAACAGTTCAAGAAGTTCAAAATAAAATAACACCAGAAGGTAAAAATGCGGGTGGTGATGGTATATCATCAGCTACTGCTGGAGAAACAGGAAATGGAACTAATCAACAGCCAACTGAAGATTCAGAAATAAATGAAGCTAAAAAAGCAGCAGAGACAATTGACATGACACAATTTTTGAGAGCAGATCCAAGAAAAACTGAAATGAATCCTCAGAGAGTATTCTTAATGAAATTAGCTGCTGGATTACTATCAGGTAAAACAATGAAAGGTGGTTTTGCAGGTGCAGCTGAAATATTTGGAAATGCTTTAGGACCTGCGATTGATGCAAAAGTATTAGTCAAAATGAAGAATGATGAAGCTTACAGAGACTGGGCTTCTACTGTTTTGAGTTACAATACTGATTTATTAGAATTAAGAAATGAAGCTTTGAAAGATGCTCTTGATGCACAAGGTAATAGTAAATTTGAGTTAGGTTCCTTTGAACAAGGTGGTCAATTCTTTGAGGGTAAAAGAGATAAAAATACAGGAGAGGTTTATGTCTATGATGGTAAACAATACAGATTAGCTGCACCCGATGCAGGTCAGTTCTATGCACAAAAAGATACTGCAGCATACATGGATAACATAAGATTAATAGCTGATGGTCAATTATCTTCTGATATCTTAAAAGAACAAATCGCGTTAATGTCCACTGATGCAGGTAGAAAAGCAATTGGAGGATCTGGAATAATTTTAGGATTTGCAGAAGTTCTTAAAAACCTACCAGGTGAAGTTAAAGATGGTCTTGTTGGATCTGTTTCAACAGACTTTACAATGTCTCAAGGAGATATGAGTGATGAAGCGTTTAAAGATTTAGAAAAAAGAACAAATAAAGTTTTAGAAAAATTTGAAAACAAAACACAAAAATTCTTAGCTGGTAATCCATCAGCTTCAGAAATACTTGGTAAATTAAAAGTTAATGCAAGAACTCTTACTTACACACTTGCTAATGCATTGAAAGATAAAGACAGATTAACAAACCGAGACTTAGATTTAATTGAAGAGTTAACTGGATTCTTAGGTGTTGAACCAGATGAAAAAATAGTACAAAAATATGAAGAACTTCTTGGCATCGTGGAAGAGAAAAATAGATTAAGAAAAAATAGATTCTATACTATGGGTTATACTAATAGTGATATTCAAGGTATTTTAAATAGTTTTGGTACTGGTAAAGTAATTCAAGGTACAAGTCCTGATGCTTTTGCAACAGATATAAGTGCTTTAGATTTTTTAATGGGTAATCAATAATGGCTGAATTAAATGCACAACAAAAAGAATTTGTAGCAGGACTTCAAAAAAGTATTGATGATAATACTTTCGCACCTGAAACATTAAACCCACTACAGCTTAGAGCAGTAAATAAACTTATAAAATCTAAAGTTTTGAAATCAAAACCTTTAGAAGAAATATACAAAGAAAGAACACAAGCTAGAGAAGATTTAGCTAAACAAGAAACTGTAGCTCAAGATCCACTTGGTGCTTATCTTGGCATGGATGAGTCTTCAGTTCCAGGAGCTGACTTTTTACTATCTGGTAGAAGTAGTGCTGTATTAGCAGGAGACTTATCAGCTTCATTTATGGCAGCAAACTATATGAGAGACAAGATTGCTGATGCTTATAAACAAACTGGTATGACAGGAATGAAACTTACTCAAGGTAAGAAATTTTTTTTTGAAAAATTAGCAAACAAACTACCTGGACGATATAGATTTTTAAAAGGTGCTGCACAACTTGCAGGAAAAACATTAGACTTAGGTGAAAGAGCTGTTAGAAGTCCACTTGGAAGAGGTGAGCTTGCAGTTGCAGGAGCAGGAACACTTGGTGCAGGTGGTGGATCTGTTGCATATGATTTAATGAATAAAACAGTAGGACCATCTTTAATGGATAGTTTATTAGAGGACTTAGGTAACATGCCTAAAAAAGATATTGATAAATTAAACATTGTAGATAGAGCGATGGTAGAAGCTAAAAACGCGGCTTTGTTTAACTTTGGAGCTGCAGCACTTACACCTTTATTAATGGCTTCAGGTAAATTTCTTAATTTTGCTTTTGGTACAACTGGAGAATATCAAAAAGCTATTGCAAAATTTGCACGGGACAACGGATACGAGATACCATTACTTGCTGCCATGAGAGATGGTCCTTTATCTGGTCTAGGTCAATCATATTTCAAAACAGTTGGGGTGTTCCCATACATATCTAAAACTATGGATAAAAGAATGTTGTCAGCTGAAAAAGTTTTTTCAAAAGGTTTTTTAGATTCTAATATAGCAACGATTGCACCAATATATTCACATTCATTCTTATCACAGAGACTTTATAACCAAGCGGTAGAAACATTTAAAAAAAATGTGGGTACAATTGATGATGCTTACGATAAATTTTTTGCATTAAACACAGTCGCAGGAGATCCAGCTATTTTAAAATTACCCAAAACACTAAAAGCGACAGAGGATTTTTTAAGGCAAAATTCTGCACAATTTCCTGATATAGCTCAAGCCTTTCAGAGAGCAACGAGTGGTTCAGTTAATAGACAAGCGTTTGATTTTAAAGCAGTTCAAGAAATGGCAGGACTTCAAGACCCACTAGCTCAATTTATGAATTTTTCTAACGCTGTTGCAAGAGGAGAGCCTATTTCATTTAATCAATATAAAGGTATGACTATGATGCTTAACCAAGCATTAGAGCAAACAAGGTATCAAACAGTTAATAAATCTGTTGCAGCAATAAGAGAGGCATTAGAAAAAGATGCTCATGGTTTCTTGAAAGAATTAAATGTTCCATCATTATTACAAAACAAAGCTATACAACAAAGAATGATAGAATTAGGTGGTGGAGACGTTGCAAGAATAATGGCACCAGAATTAGCTGCTGCAAGATTAGCAGAGTCTGGAGCTATACCTACAGGACAACAAGCTTACAATACAGCTTTAAAAGAAGCAGAAGAAGCTATTTTAAAAGAAGGTATAGATGTAACTGACGATTTAACAGCTAGAGCTGCTGCAAAAATTGCTAAAACACAAGGGGGTAAAGATACACTTGATAGTATTATCAATGCAGGCTCACAAATGCACAATTCTTTAAAGGATGCAAACGAAGTATTTTCAAGAATAATGAAATTTTATACTGGAAAAGAAGGTACAACTGCGATTGGTGCATTAAGTAAATTTGACAAATCACTTTTTACTCAAAAAACTTTATTTAATATTCCAGGAGCTGCAACACTTCCAAAAGATAAACTGTTTGAAAAAATACAAACAGCTGTGTTTAAATCAAGAAGTCCAGCAGCGTTAGGTGAGTTTAGAAAAATGATTGGTGCACAACCAGGATTTGCAGGTTACTCTGCAGCAGGCGAAAAATTATATCAAGCATCTGTTGCAAGATTTATGCACAATGCGTTTATGTCTTCGTTTAAATCCAAACCAATAAACGCAGGTTTATTTGGTAAAGCAAGAATGCCTTTCAGTGCTCCTTTTGAAAATGGTGCTTTTAGAAAACTTGAAGCTGATCCTAGATTTCAAAATGGTGTAGATGATATTTACGAAGCAATGGAAAACGTTGGAACCAAACAAGCATTAGCAAGTCAGGGCGGTGAAATAAGTTCACGTATTACTGCAGATGGTTTAGAAGATGTGACGAGCATACGTTTTGGTCCTGATGACTATAGAGATTTTGATGGCACAACATTTAGAAATATTTTAGGATTAGATGATCCAACAATTGACGTAAAAAAATTTATTGAAGAGATGTATGGTGGCGGTAGTAAAGGTGCTACAGCAAGACAACATTTAGAAGACTTTGTTGAATATTCTAAAAGACTTACAGATATTCCAATAACAAACTCATCTTCATTTATTCAAAGAAGATTGACTCTCGGGGGTGCTAGTTCACTTGCTGGTGTTGCTTTAGGTTTTGGCGGTTCAGCTGCAGCTAGTCCTCTTGCACCATTTATATTATTCGCAACTGCATTAAGAGCAGGTAAAATTTTATCTGATCCGTATTTATTAAGACAGATAAATGATGTCCTTACTCCGAAAGAAGTAGAAGCTATACTGAAAGGTGGGAAAGCTTTTGGCACAACACAAGCAGGTGTAATTAATCCTAAAGCTTACCTTGCAGGTCTTAGAACAAAAAGAGAAGCTTTTGCTAGATTTATGAATAAAGCATTTGGTGATGATGATGATTATGTACCTGTTGATCCAAAAAACATAGATCTAAAAAGAATTACAGAATACTTAAACCAAAAAAATGTTGAAATGATTAAACCTAATTATGGAAACAATGCAGGTAATGTACCTATGAAAACTATTCAGCAAATGTACGATGAAGAAGTTATGGAAGCTCCTAAAGAAGAAGAACAAGCTGAAGAAGAAAATTTTATTGAAGGAGGTTTAATTGCACAAAATGAATTTAATTCTACATTCTTACCAGTTTCACAAGCTAATAAACTTGAACCTGGTGGTGAGCCTTCGCCTGTGAATCAACAAATGCCAATAAATCAAGGACAAATGCAACCGGCTACCGGACAAGTAACACCGCAACAAGTATCTGCATTATTTCCAAACGATCCACTAAGTGCACAAATAGCAGCAAGGAGACAAACATAATGGCAAAAAAATCTGCATTACAAAAAATAGAAAACCATGAGAAAATTTGTAGATTGATGCAAAGGCAAACATTTGATAGAATTGATCGGATGGAAGCGCGTATTGCTAGAATGGAAAAATTTATTATTGGCGGCTTAGGTGCAATTCTTTTAGCTGTACTTTCAAATCATATGTAGTATTAACTACTAATGAAATTGATAAGGAAATACCCTTATAAACATTACAATAGATTTTCAGATACTACAGGACGTAAATACCTTGTAGATAATATTAAAGTTCCAAGCGTTACAACAATATTAAGTGCTACTAAAGATAAAAGATTTCTAGACAACTGGCGTAGGAAAGTCGGAGATGCTGAGGCAGATAGGATTATGAGACAAGCATCTACAATTGGAACTGAGATGCACCAAGTATTAGAATACACTCTTAATGGTCAAGGATATTATAATGCGATGGAAGAAGGTGCCAAACCTAGGATGATGGCAAAAACAATTTTAGATAATATTAAGATTGAAGAGGTATGGGGTAATGAAATAAGCCTTGAGTATCAAAATAAATACGCAGGTACATGTGATTTGACTGCTATGGCATACGGAAAACCAAGCATTATTGATTGGAAACAAGCAAATAAGCTTAAAAAAGAGGAATGGGTTGAAGATTATAAATTACAGTTGGGTGCATATTATTTAGCCCATACAGCTAATTACGGGCCCATAGAGCAGGGTGTAATAAGTATTTGTACCAGAGCACTACAATATCAAGAATTTAAACTTTCTGAGGCTGATTTAAAAGAATATGGAGATAAGTTTTTAGAAAGAGTTGAGCAATTTAATAAATTAGAGCAACCAGTCTCTTAAGTCTTCTTCACCTAATGTTTTAGCTGCAATCTGGCCTTTACTTGTTAAAGACTTCATAATAGCTTCATCTAATGTATTTCTTGCAACAATATCAATATAAACAACAGTTCCTTTTTGGCCCATTCTATGAGCACGGTCTTCTGATTGTTTTCTTACTTCTAAGTTGTAGTTATTAGAGAAATAAATAACAGTATTGACAGCAGTAAGAGTAAGACCAAACCCTCCTGTAGTTGGGTTACCCACCAAAAAACGTGTTTTAGGATCTTCTTGAATTCTTCTAACAGCTTCTTTACGAGTTTGAACATCTACTGCACCATATATACTAACTACGGATTCTTTACCATATTTATTCTCTAAGAATTCTATTATTTCATTAATATTGTAAATGTAATTAGCCCAGATTATTGCTTTGCCATCTATTTCTTCAAGAGTTTCTTCAAGCGCATGTAACTTAGATTTATGTAATTGAAGTATTTGGCCATCATCATCTTTAGTAAAACCATTACATACTTGGTGGAGTTTTATAATTTCAGTAAGTTTATTAGAAAACGAAATAGTGCTGTCTTCAACAATAGCCAATGCGTTAGTTCTAAGTTTTTCGTAAATTTTTTTACCATCTCCATCAAGTTCAATATATCTTTTTTGTCTAACTTTTGGTTTTAAATCTAAACATTCATCTTTACGAATACGCGTAGCAAATTGTTTTATTTTAATTTCTAACTCTTGTAATCTTTTGTAATATTTAGGTACGCTGATATATCTACCAGAACCCACGGGTATGTCTGTCATTTCAGCATATCTATTTCTAAAAGCTAAATAACTTGAAAAACCTAATAATTCTGGACTTAAAAACTGACATTGTGTATATAGATCTAATGGAGATTTTGTTATTGGGGATCCTGTTAATATACGCCTTACCAGTGATAATTTTTGCAATCCTAAAATGTTCTTTGTTCTTTTTGCTGATCTATTTTTTATGGTGGTTGATTCATCCAACGCTACAAAGTTTAGGTTATTTTTAATTAAATAATCTTTACAGGCTTCAAATCCTCTTTTTGTAGAAAGAGCTTCAACATTTATTAAAAATATTTTTAAGTCTTTAAAATTATCTAATGAGTAATAATCTTTTGGTTTATCAATATTCCATTTGTAAATTTTATATTTTAAAACATCAGGCATATGAGTTTCTATTTCATTCTCCCAATTTAAATAAACTGATTTAGGCGCAATAATTAGAGCAGCTGTAACTTTTCTTTTAAAAAATAAAAAAGCTAAATTGTCGATGGTAACTTTTGTTTTACCTGTCCCCATTTCCATGAAGTAGGCCCATTGAATTTTTTCTGCTGATTCGTTAAGAGCATTTTTTTGATGCTCGTAAGGCTTTGTCTTATAGGGGTATTTCCACATCTTAAGACATATATATTTTTTTACTTGCAAAGGTCAAGAAAATAAAATAATCACAACAGCGGAGGAAATATGGAAAAAATAGATATTGAAAAAATGTCTAATATAGATCTTAGCCAAGATAGCGTTAGATCTATTTCAGATAAATGTAATGAACTTAAACGTCTTCGAAAAAATATCGAAGATGAAGAAGAAAAATTATCTACTCTAAAAAACAAAGCTCGTGATTTAGAGGAGAGAACAATTCCAGAGATGATGCAGGAAGCTGGTGTATCTTTGCTGAAGTTAAATGATGGTTCGACTGTAGAAGTTAAACCTTTTTACGCAGCAAAAATTCCTGAGTCACGTGTTGACGAGGCCTTCGGCTATTTGAGGCATAACGGTTTTGAAGATCTTATCAAAAATACTGTTACAGCTTCATTTAACAGAGGACAAGATAACCAAGTCTCTGAATTAATAAGCGTCTGTGAAAAGTTTGGATTCAACTATAATAAAAAAGAAAAAGTTGAACCTATGACTTTAAAAGCGTTTGTTAAAGAACAAGTTGAAAACGGCAAGAAATTGCCTTTTGATTTGTTTGGTGTGTACATCGCAAATAAAACGAAAATAACTAACAAATAATAGGTAATACTATGAAACTAAAAGACGAACAATCGAACGAAGTATCGATTAAAAAAGAAACCGGTGCAGTTGCATCAATTAATATTGAGCAATTCGGTGACGAAGGATTTGAGAACGTAGATTCAAAAAGTCTAGCGTTACCATTTCTTAAAGTTCTTGGACAATTATCACCACAAGTCACACAAGGTGATAGTCAGTTTATAGCTGATGCAAGACCAGGAATGATTTACAATACTGTGACCAATGAGTTGTATAATGGAGCAGAAGGTATCGAGGTGATTCCTTGCTTTTATAAACTCGAATACATTGAATGGAAAGACAGAGATAAAGGTGCTGTCGCTCCTGTAAATGTATATCCATCTGATTCAGACATCATGTCTAAAACTACTAGAGGTGATGATGGAAAAGATAGATTGGAAAATGGTAACTATGTAGAGGAGACTGCTTCGCATTATGTGATGGTAGTTGAACCAGATAAATCTTCTACGGCTTTAATCACAATGAAATCTACTCAAAGAAAAAAATCTAAAAAGTGGAATTCCATGATGATGTCTCTTAGAGCGAAGAAAAAAGATGGTAAAGGTTTTTTTAGACCAGCACCATTTACTCAAAGCTATAAACTTAAAACTGTTCTTGAAAAGAACAATTTAGGTTCTTGGTACGGCTGGGAGATAGAGCATACAGGACAAGTGGGGAGCGAAGAAACAATCAAAGCAGCCTTTGACTTTTATGAGTCATGTAAAAAAGGCGCAGTGAGAGCTAATCACAAAAACGAAGAACAAGTAGAAAAAACTCCATTTTAATATGGACCTACTTGACAAAACCTTGGGAGAGTTTGTAGAACTCTTCCAAGGCTCTTCTACATATTTTGGTGCTTCAACACCTCTTGGTCACAAACGTGATAGAGACGGTAAACAAGAATTCAGACATTGGGTAGAACCTGAACCAATGACTAAAGAGCATTGGATCCAACATTTAAAAGGAGAAAAATATTATGGATCTGTCCCTATCAGAGATGATAATTCATGTAGTTGGGGGGTCATCGATGTTGATCGCTACAATATACAACATAAAGAAGTTATACAAATTATACGGAAAAGGAAGTACCCACTCATCCCGTTCAGATCAAAATCAAACGGACTCCATTTAATTTTATTTATTGATGGTGTTGTTGCAGCATCATCAATGCGTAAAAAATTAATTGAGATTGCATCTGATCTTGGTGTTAATGATTCTACTACAGATATTTATCCTGCACAGGATGAAGTTGATTTGACACCTGAGAGTTGGGATCAAAAAAGAAAAGGTAACTTTGTAAATTTACCATATCAAAAAGCTCACATGACAACTAGAGTTGCTATGGACAATGATGGTAACTCAATAAAATTAGAAGATTTATTTAAGTTTGTATCTGAATATAGACTTACACCTGCACAATTTAAAAAACTTAAGGTATTTCAAGATGACGAAACAAAAGATTGGCCACCATGTGTTGTTAATTTTATGAAAAATAAAGTACAAAAAGGTGAAGGCCGTAATGATGCTATGTTTAATGTAGCTGTGTTAGCAAAAAAAATAAACCCAGACCCTGTAATGTATCAAGATTGGACAAGAGTTATGATGCCAAAAGTTTGTAGTGAACCACTACATCCACAGGAATTAAATAATATTTTTAAAGGTGTAGAAAACAAAGAATACACTTACAAATGTAAAACATCTATTGCAAGAATGCATTGTTCATCTGCAACATGTTTAAGAAGACAACACGGTATTGGTAAAAACGAGGCATTACCTGAAGTAGGTAAACTTACAAAAGTAAATTCTTACCCAGAACCTTATTGGATATTACCTATACAAGGCAAATCAATTAGACTATCAACAAAACAATTATACCAACAGCAATTGCTTGGTGAAGCGCTGCTTAACTACGATATAGTTTGGAGATCGTTGAAACCCACTAAAAGAGATCCAGATCCATATAGAGATTGGTTAGAAGAGTTGATGTCTAACAAACAAGACATGGAAGGTTTTGATGGCAAGGAAGAACTTGAAGATGTATTTAATTCTAGAATGTCACGATTCTTGGAGGACGTTGAAGATACTACAGAATTTGATCAAATAGATTCTGGTAACATTTGGAAAGATGATTTGGAAATGAGATTTAAATTAGAAACCTTTAAAAACTTTATGAAAAAAATGGGTTATAATTGGAATGAAAAAGAGTGTACGAAGTTTTTAGAAACTGGTGGTGCGCAACCTAAGTCTAAATTTAAAGGTATTCAATCTAGACATTGGGTGGTAGCATTACCTAAAACAAGTGAACATAAGAACAAAGATGTCAAATTCGTTAAAGCAAAAGCTGCGTGGGAAGACAATTAAAATATTTGGACCTCCAGGCACAGGTAAAACAGAAAATTTACTTAAACGTGTGCAGCGTTATTTAAAACAAGGTTACAGTCCTGATGAGATTTGTTACATCTCATTTACAAACAAAGCTGTAAACGAATGTGTTGCAAGGGTTCGAAAAAGATTTAAAGAATATGACGAAGATGATTTTAAGTATTTTAGAACATTACATTCTCTGGCCCGACAACAGTTTGCTGAAATTCCCGTATTAGATCCAAAAGCTGACATGTTGATGTTTCACACGCAATACGGAACTATCAAAGTTAATTACAAAGACGGCCATGATGATGCAAAAATTTATAGCAATTGGTCTTTACAAATATACGACAGAGCAAGAAACATGAAGGTTGATCCTGTGTGGCTTTACAAACAACAATCTAGAAAAGCTGTAAGGCTGCAACAATTCAAATCAATTATCAATGGTTATGAAGAATTTAAAACGATGGAACTGGAGAACGGATACCGGACACCGGATCGATTAGATTTTACTGACATGGTAGAAAAATTTATTAGCGATGGATTGGTATTGCCATTTAAAGTTTTGATGGTTGACGAAGCTCAAGATCTAACACCGTTACAATGGGATATGGTTGTTAAAATATCTAAAGGTGTTGATAGAGTTTATATTGCTGGAGATGATGACCAGGCAATATATGAATGGAACGGTGCAGAGGTAGAATATTTTCAATCGTTTCCTGGTAGAAGTTTAGTTTTAAAAAAATCTGTAAGGTTAAATAAGAACATTCATCATTTCTCTAAATGTTTATTGAATTCTATGGGAGACAATAGAGTAGAAAAAGAGTTTTATTCAAACGGTAAGGAAGGAAAGATTTACAGGTGGAATGGCTTAAAAAAAATACCTTGGGATTTAGAAGGTGATTGGATGGTGTTGGCTAGAATAAATGATGTTAAAAGGGAGCTTCAGCAAGAAGCAAAAGACCTTGGTCTGTATTATCAAGATCAAAAAAATAATAAATCATTTGACCCAAACCAGTTTCATGCAATTAATTATTGGGAAAAGATTTGTAATGGCGGCAGCATTTCACGAGAAGAAGCTGTTACAATGTATGAGTATTTGTTAAATATAGACCACGGATACCGGTCATCAGACAGTAAAAAGTGGAGTTTTGCTCACCCAAATCAAGTGTTTACTTTTGATGAATTACATTTAAGGTGCGGTATGCGAGATGAAAAAAGACCATGGTCTTTAGTATTTAAAAGAAAATTTAAAGATAAAGATAAACAGTATTTTCAAAAATTAATGAGTGAAGGTGTGGATTTAAATTTACCTCCAAAAATAATTATAGATACAATACATCAAGTAAAAGGTGGAGAAGCGGATAATGTTGTCCTGGCGAGTAAATGTAACTTTCCATCACACTATGATAAAAAAAATTTAGCAGACAAAGTAAAAGAGTTAAGAGTTTGGTATACAGGTGCTACCAGATCTAAACAAACGCTGCACTTACTCAGCACCTATCATCAATACAACTTTCCTTTAGGAAAATATTTTAAACTATATGAGGCTAATTATGACAAACAAAGATATGTTTGATGAAACATTTCCACAAGACACTCAGGTAGGCGGGAGTCACTATAAACATTTTCTCATTCAACCCTGGACATTTATTAGAAAGAATGGGTTAAATCCATTTCAAGCTAATGTGATAAAATATGTATGTAGATATTTGTTTAAAGGAAAATCAATTGAAGATTTACAAAAGATAAAACATTATTGTGATTTAGAAATAGAACATTTAAAAGAAAATGGTAAAAAATAATGATAAAATAGTTTGTGAGCAATGTGATGAAGGGTTTGCGGTGATAATAGATAAAAAAGTTTATAAATGTGCAGACTGTTTTATGCTTGAAATAAATATACCAATTGACTCTGGTTTATATAGATTAAATAAAGAAGGACAAAAAGATAGGAAAAAAAATTAATGACGCATCAATTAAATTTTGTTTATAATGATAGTGATTGGATATGTCCATCAGAATATCCAGACCTATCTCAAGCCAAAGAAATTGCAATTGACCTTGAAACAAAAGATCCAAACATAAAAACTAGAGGTGCTGGTTGGGCAACTTTTGATGGTGGGATAGTGGGTTTTGCAGTAGCTGCTTTTGGTCAACAATGGTATTTCCCAATACAGCACGATGCTGGCGGTAACATGGACCTGGCCATCACCACTGCTTGGATGCAAGATATTTTAAAAACACCAGCGACTAAAATTTTTCACAATGCAAGTTATGACGTAGGTTGGCTGCTAGTAAATGGGTTTGAGATTAGGGGACAAATTGTTGATACTATGATCGCAGCGGCTTTAATTAATGAAAACAGGTTTAGCTTCAGTTTAAACTCATGTGCTAAAGATTATCTTGGAGAAATAAAAAATGAAACGTTTTTAAATGAAAAAGCAAAAGAGTGGGGAATAGACCCAAAAGCTGACCTTTGGAGATTACCTGCAGGGTATGTTGGTTTTTACGCTGAACAAGACGCAGGTTTGACTTTAAGATTATGGGAAAGATTTAAAACAGAAATTTCAAAACAAAGTCTTCATGATGTTTGGGAGATGGAGATGGAGTTGTTACCTATACTTATTGAAACAAGAAGGAGAGGTATAAGAGTAGATGAAGCAAAAGCAGCAGGTTTAAAAAAAGAATTTGTTAGTAAAGAAAAATCTATCCTACATGAAATAAAAAAACAAACTACTTTAGATGTTGATATTTGGGCAGCAAGATCTGTAGCGCAAGTGTTTGACAGAATAGGTGTTGATTACCCACGGACACCGAAAAGTGACGAACCAAGTTTTACGCAAAATTGGCTAGTAAACTGTGATAACCCGATAGCGCAACTAATAAGACAAGCAAGAGAAATAAATAAATTTCACTCAACATTTATAGACTCCATTCAACGTTATGTTCACAAAGGTAGAATACATTCTGAAATAAATCAACTAAGATCTGACCAAGGTGGAACTGTGTCAGGACGTTTATCATATTCAAACCCTAACTTGCAACAGATTCCTGCAAGAAACAAAGAATATGGAGATAAAATTAGAAGTTTGTTCCTACCTGAAGAAGGTAGACAATGGGGTAGCTTTGATTACTCACAACAAGAACCTAGGCTTGTTGCACACTATGCTGCATCTGTTCATGACCATTTTGAAGGTGCAGCAGAGTTCATTGAAGCCTACAAGAATGAAGCTGCAGACTTTCATCAAATTGTTGCTGATATGGCAGGAATAACTAGATCTCAAGCCAAAACTATTAATCTTGGGTTATTTTATGGCATGGGGAAAAATAAATTAGGTAAAGAATTAGGTATTTCAAAAGATCGTGCTGAGTCGCTATTAAGACAGTATGGTGAAAGAGTTCCATTTGTTAAAAAATTAGCTACAGATGTATCTAGCTCAGCTTCAAAATACGGGTTTATTCGAACAATAAAGGGCCGTAAATGCCGATTTGACATGTGGGAGCCTGCAACCTTCGGAATGAATAAAGCTATGCAATACGAGGAGGCTAAGGCTATTTATGGAAATAACATAAGAAGAGCTTTTACTTACAAAGCTTTAAACAGATTAATTCAAGGATCTGCAGCTGATCAAACTAAGGAAGCAATGATACAATGTTATAAGGCAGGGTATAAACCTTTACTTCAAATACATGATGAATTATGTTTTTCAATAGACAATGAAAAAGATATAAATGGCGTAAAAGAGATAATGGAAAATGCAATCGACAAACTTAAAGTTCCTTCCAAAGTTGATATTGCCCTCGGACGATCCTGGGGAGAAGCTAAGGAATAGCAGCCCCTGCAAAACTTGCAAGGGCTCTAAAATTATTTCTACTTTTCTTGGTTCTTCAAATCGGATTCCTTGTCCTCATTGCACTCCGACTCCGCATCGCTTTCGGACTCTTGCAATTTTTTAAGTTCCTTTCTTAACTCTGCGTAGTAACTTGGGTGTTTCCATTCAAACATATCTGCTCTCCTATATTTTATTTTTACTATTATACCATGAGCGATTTTTTGATTTTTTATTTTATTGAATAGTAAACGATCACCTTCAGCAGGGGTTTAATTCTAGCTGCGACACTGAATGCTTTTTGACTAGAGACGAGAATAGCCTAAGATTTTAATGAATTTTTTTAAAACTAGTTTAACTAGCTATATCAAGAAGACCTTTTTTAGCGTCTTCAACACTTTGATCATTTATCTTAGTTCTAAGATTTTTGATCTTTATATCAATCCACTTCATGTCAGGAGTTACTCTTCCCTGTTCCAACGCTTTGCTGGCCCATTGAGACTCCAACTGAAGTTTCTCCGATATTAACTTTTGTAGTTGCATCTCGGTCAACCTCCTCGAAGGTTAAAAAAAGAATATCTGGATTTTCAAACCCAGCACCTTCTCTTTCTGTTACGTCACCTGAGTCAACCTTCTTTGAAAACTTCTCAAGGACGGCTTTATCGTTCTCAGCCTCAAGCATCTCATTAATGTATATGTTTTTATATTTTGCTTGGACGCGATATAGCTTCATGTAATATTATATATCAAAATACGATGGTATTGCAATACTAAGCAGCATCAAGGGGTCTGCACTCAAATCTAATGGCTAATTTTTCATTGTTTATTCGATCAAGTCCAAATTCCTCGTCTTTTACAAGTAATTTAAGAGTTTTTTGTGATACTGCATAACCTGATATTGCACAATCGTAATGATTTGTGAATTGATAACCTGAAATATGGGGATCCATGCATGTATTTGTTATCATACTGCAGAGGTGTAATATCAAAATATACTTCATAGTCCTATATTATCCTATCTTTTTATTTACTTGCAAATCCCATGAAAATAATTATATATCTTTTCATGAATATTAACAAAGAGGTTATCATGTCTAAAGATAAAAAGGAAGCTACTTCAGGTGCGGCTGAAAACCTGAGAGAGGCTTTGGTTTTAAGACCTGAATGGGAAATAAAACCTAAATCTATTGAAGCTGAGCATTCATTTTCAGTTTCATTCAGCGAAAAAACTGGTGTGCTTTTACTTTCTGTTAATGGAGATTACTATAAAAAAATTATAGTTAATGATCCAACAGATGGCAAAGTAAAGTTTCACGAAATGTTAAGTCATGTAATAAATAAATTTCAACTTTGGGGGATACATGCCAAAAATTAATTTAAAAACAAAATCACCAGAGTTTAGAGAGTTTGTTGAAAAACTTGACGACATACTTTCCAAGACGCAGCACTTAACTGCTGATGGAAAAAGCATGGATAATACAGAACAACATTTTAAAGACCAAGTCAAACGGTTAGCAACTGTAAGATTGGAATTTGAATTTGCTGCACCTGTGTATCCAATAAATCAATGGGTTGCTTCTGATTTAGTATGGTCAGAGATACAAGCAATCCAAGATGAAGAAGATATAAAAGCAGTTGTGAGGGTACGAGATGTACAATAAAAACGTTTTATACTTTTTTCTTTTATTAATTGTAATGTTAATTTCACCTAAAGTATTTTTACTTATGATGGGTGGATTATTCTATACAATGTTTTTTTAACCAAGGAGGAAAAGATATGTCTAAACATAGAGACAAAGAAGAACTTCAAATTAGAAAAAAATATAAGTTTGAAGATAGATATGCAAAAGGTATCCATTTTGACATTAGATCAAAAGGATGTTGTTACATTAAAATGAAAACTCATGCAGGTCCACTTACTGTTTATATAGACAGTATGGATGGGTTAGATGATGCACCATTAGTAAAAGCATGGATACCAGGCAGAAAAGATAAAGAAATATTCGTTAAATAACCAAGGAGGAAAAGATAATGAATAAAAAAATAGAAAATAAATTTTTTGAAACTACGGATTACACGAGGTTCAAAAAAACTAGAGGCAACAGACCTGTAGATCCTACACATGTGTTGCAGCTTAAAAAACTAATTGCTGAAAAAGATTTATACGATCCAATTCGTGTAAATAAAAATATGGAAGTCATCGATGGCCAACATACTTTGGAAGCAAGAAAACAATTAGACCTGAAGATTCCTTACATCATTATGGACTCTGATGATATTCTTGATGTTGCAAGATTAAACACAGGTCGTAAAAACTGGTCAATGAATGATTATTTAAATCAACATTGTGCTAGAAATAAAATGGACTACAAAATTTGTAGAAACAAAATGGCTCAGTATGGAATAAATGTTGCTGAAGCTGTAGTCCTTTTATTAAAACAAGCATCACTCTGGTCAAGAATAAGCCAAGATTTTAAAACAGGTCAGTTTATAATTCCAGCAGGTGGTATTGAACACTGTGATAAAATTGGTGGTAGATTGATGCAGCTGAAAAAATACTTTTATGGTATGGAGTCAGAAAAAAACAAACGTTTCAAAAGATCGATGGTGTGCTCATACATCGTGGCTCATAGACATCCTAAATTTGAGCACTCACGTTTTCTTAAAGCTTGTAAGACTAGATCTTCGTGGTTTTTAACTGGAACTTCTACGGCTGATTATGTGGCTATTATTGAACGTATTTATAATGCGGGACTCACACCAAAAAATAAAATTAATTTGGTTGAATTTTATAAAAGCAAAGAGTATCTAGAGATATAGGAGTAAGGACAATGGATATAGAAAGGTGGAAGTCATGTGCTGTGGACATTGAGTCCTACACCATCATAAGAGCAATGGGCAAACAAGGGTTCAGACGACCAGGATCCATGATTGCAAAGCTAGTCGATGATGAGATTCGTAAGATTGCAAAAAAAGAAGGCAAATCTTATGAGAACATGAAACAGAATTTACTATCAGAGGGCAAAAAGCTGCTTAATGGTAAATAGTCTATGAGGTTGGATGGTTAACCTTTAACCGAGATGACGAAGAAAGGCCCGGGAGACTGGGCCTTTTTTTTACTTGCAATACAAATTATAATCAAATATTAAATAGAAACGTATTCCTAAGCCTAAATGAAACAAGTGGGGCTTTCAAAACACTTTATTTTCACCGAACAACGAATCATAAAATTAACTTTTAACAAAAGGATATTTTGTGGGTAAAGCTGTTAAAAAAAGCAGTGAAGAAGCATTAAATCAAGCATTGGATAAACTTGTAATGGTATGTCCAAATAAAAAAACTTATGATGAGTTAACAAGTTTGATGTTTCAGTTGTATTGTGGGAATGACTTTGGTTTAGGAAATTTTAGTCTTTCTTTTCTCGAAAAAATCGAGGCTAGATGGCGGTCAGGTAGGAAGAAAGCAGCAGAAGCTGCTGGGCTCAAGCTGGTCGTTAAAAATGTGTAACCACGGTGCCTTTTCACAATCCATATCTTTTCCCGCATCGTGGTTATGCAGATGGCAGATCGTTCAGAAAAATTAGCTACTGAGACTATTTCATATGTGGCAGAGATGGAAGGTCAGGAGAGAACTGATTTTATTGATTTAATATTTTCGCAATACAAAGAATCACGAAAATTAAATTATCCAAAACGTGAGGTGCTTAAATTTTATGACTTGCTCACCAAGCTTGTTGAAACTTTTGGGCATTAAATTGGCCATGGAATTAACTAAATCAAAAGTAATTTCAGAACAAAGACTTTTTCAAGCAATTATTGTCCAGGCGCTAGAAGATGTCATGAATCCGTCTAGTTTTAAAAAAGAAACTTATTGGAAAGAAGATGCGTATAAATGGTTTTATGATAATTCTGAAGATTTCCAGGACGTTTGTTGGGGTGCTGATATGGATCCTGATATGATTAGAGACGAGTTTAAAAAATTAGTAAAATGTAAAAAAATATATTTCACTAAATTACAGAATCATTGGTTAAATTATAGAGAGCTTTATAGATTGTACCGTGAAGCTGAAAATAAGGAAGAGAGAAGAGAAATTAAAAAGAGAATTGATGAAGAAAATAAAAAAAGATTAGCTTAGTCATGGGGGTCTAACAAATTTTACTCCTGGGACTAGCAAGAGAGCAAAAAAGGTAGTCCCAAGAGCGTAACAAATTAACATGGAAAAAATATCCATATTAAAAGAGTATCCTAATTGATATGTGAGGTCAAATTATAATCTTGATTTTTAGTTGGACGAACTTTATACAACCAGGAGTTTTTTCCTCTTTTTACTAATAAATAGTGGCCATCACATAGTTTTGTGCAATAACGTTCTAAATTATCAATTGACATATCAAATTTTAAGTATTTTTTTATAGCTTTTTGAAGCTCATAGACGCTCCACCAATGAATAAATCTATGTTTTAATGGTATCCATACCCAAATACAATAAATTACCGTTAAAATACCTGCACAGAGGTATCTTGAATGCTTTGGAGCATATTTTTTGGCTATATGAGCTATACGCAAAAAAGTTTGAAGTATGATACTATCAAATTCTGAATTTGCTTTTTTTCTTAAATCCTCAGTAGCCCACTGAGAAAGTTTGTTATTTTTATCTATTATTGACATTTAAGTCTCCTTTTTAAGGGGGTTAATTTAAAGCTAGCCGATGTTCAGTTAGCCATAAGTGGCACTTAATTGACCAAACGGTTCTAGTTCATCTAAAGTGTCCTGTTTTAATGGTGATGGGAAAAAACTAAGAAAATAAGGGTTAATGGACACCGGAAACCGGATCAATTAATTTTCTATATATAGATATTCTAGAGTAATTAAAATAAAAAAGTGCTCAGGGGGTAATAGTGGTGTATCTGGTGTATCCGAAGAAGAATAATGCTTATATATCAATACTTTAAGTGTGTTTTTATGGTGTATCTATGGTGTATCTATGGTGTATCTGGGATACACCACTCTTGCGGGAACGCAAACAGTTGGTTGTAGGGTTATAGTCATTAGTCTAAAAAATCTATATAGTAAAAATATTATGATGAAAAAAATAATATTTAATACGGTAAAAGAGGGATTCCGTAAAATGTACAGAAAGCATAAGTCACAAGTCAGACGTGCTATAAAAGATGCCAAACGTGGAATTAGAGGAACTGGAGTTGAGCCATATGGTTTAAAAAAACGTGCTTTTAAAAAACAAGTTAGATCTACTAAATTCATGGACAAAGCTGCATACCTTTCAGCTCCAAAAACCAAAAGTCTTCCAAGAGGTGGCCCAAAAATAAATGTTGTTGGTAAAGCTTATGCCTCTGATAAAAAAGGTAAATCTATGATGATTACACTACCTAAAAAACAAAGACAGGCTATACAGGAAGATATATCACAATCAGTAAGAAAGTTTTTGTCAGAAAGAATTGGACGTAAAGCTAAAGGTGGTATATTTAAGGCCAAAAGGGGTAGGTTTATTTAATGTACAAAAAAATCTTATTTAACACCATGAAAGAATATTTTAAAGGTGGTGGTAGGAAATCTTCAGATATAGTTAGAAAATCTGGTGGTACTAAAGCTGAAGCAAAAAAAGATATTAAGAGTGGTGTTTCAAATCGACTTAAAAATAAATTAAAATTTGAAAAAGATCTTTCTATTAAAAGAAATATTGTAAAAGCAATTAACAAATTAAAATAATGAAAAAAAACGCATTAAAAACTGAGCACGAGTTGACTCCAAAACAAAGAATGTTTGTGGAGATATTAGTTGCAGAGCATGGTAACATTACACAAGCTGAAGCATTGAAACGCGCAGGTTATGAAAGCAAAAGTGTTGAGACTGCAAGGTCTCATGCATCACAATTATTAAATAGGAAAGTCAATCCCCATATTGCAAAGTTTTACGATAAAAGATTCGATCAAGAAGTAAAAAAATATGAAAGTGACAACTTAAGAAGATACAAAAGATTAGAACGAATTGCTAATTCAGCAGAGAAAGAAAAACAATATGCTGCTGCTATCAATGCTGAGTACAGGTCAGGACAATTAGCTGGTGCTTACGTAGATAGGAAAGAAGTTACGGTAACTGGTCTGGAGGGTATGTCACGTGAACAACTTGAAAAAAAATTGGAAGAGCTATCCAACAAAATCGATGGATACAATGCCAAAACAATTGAAGTTAAGTCAGAAAACGTTGCAGAAATTGAACAAGGCTAGTTGGTCTGATTGGTTAGACGCATTTAATCAAGTTCATAACTCCACTATTACTACACAAATTGGAACTATTAAAATTGAGATCGATGAATAAGAAAAAAATATCAATGCCAAAAAAAGCAAAACAAGAAATAGACAAGTATCCTATGGTGTCAGTTGAATGGTATGATATCGTCTCGGATAGTAGTTGGAGCAGTTTTAATGATGTAATGAAATCAAAGCTGGCTACCTGCATCACCAAAGGTCATCTACTAAGTCAAGCAAAAGGTGTTACAAGAATATTCGGTGATTATTCATATAATGATAATAAAACAGAGATTGAATCTATTGGAAATACCACTATTATTCCTAATTCAGTGATCAAAGAAATTAAAAAACTTAGTTAATTATGTCCAATAAAAACAGAGAAAGTTTGTTGTGGCAGAAAGTCAAAAAAGGACTTAGTAAATGCTTTTTAACCCGCATAGAATCTAGCACAATTAATGGAATTCCTGATATTCATGGTGTACATAAACAAGGTGTATTTTGGATGGAACTTAAATCAGATGAAGCTGATTATCCTAAGCTAAACAAGTGGCAAATTGTTTGGATAAATCGTTATATTAAAGCTGGTGGAGTTGTATTTATCTTGGAAGAGACCCCCTCGCAAAGACTCCTTAAACTGTACAGACCGGTGTCCGTGTTCACTGATCCTCGTTCTCTCGTTCCTCGTT